AACGCCGTTTTAACCGAGAACAAGAAACTAAAAGCCGAACTCGATAAAAAGAAATGAGGCTATAATCATGAAATGGATTGATTACGCGTTTTACACGGAGAATGGCGGCGCGCTTGACGAGGAAACATTCAACTCGTTCGCACCGAAAGCCGAAACAACAGTCGATCTCGCAACGAATGGGAACCTCGGAGATATGTCCGACGCTGAATTTGTCGCGTTGCCCGTCGTTATCCAAGACCACGTTAAGAAGGCAATCGCCGCGCAGATCGAGTATTATAGTGACCTTGGAATGACAAGCGAAGCCGACCTAACGAGCCGAGAACAAAGCGTGTCAATTGGGATATTTAGTTATTCCGAGCCGAGTCAATCCGGAGGGAGCGCCGCGCATAACGGCGCTTTATCTCTATCCGCCGAGACTTATCTCGGAAAGACTGGGCTGTTACATTCGGGGGTGCATTGCCGTGGTTAGACCTATCTCACGCCGATTACTTGGCGATACAATTCAATACGCGGCTTATGAGTCGGCCGGACGGCACGGCGGCGACTACGCCGGAGAGATCACAGTGACACATACGCGAATCGTCGCGTCGGAACAACTTAGCGTGTCGGCCCGGCAACGATTCGGCGATGCTACGGCGGTGCTCGTCGTCGATACACGCAACTCGAGCCCGGTCGTCGTGCCGAAAGCAAAAGACCGCGTCGAGCATAATGGGATTACGTACATCGTCGACAAGGTCCTCGCCGCGAAGGACTTCGGAACGCACGTACATCACTATGAAGCGAGCTTGACATGATCGGCGTTAAGGTAAGCATTGACGGGCTCGCGCGCGCGGCGGCGAAGCGGTCAGCCTATGCTCGATTCGTGACGACACAGCAGGTTATAAAAGACTCGAATCGGTACGTTCCGTTTTATGAGGGCACACTCATGAAATCAAGTCTTACTGCGTCGGACCCGAAGCGCGGTATCGTTCGATGGGATACACCATATGCACGTAAGATGTATAACGGGCTGAACTATAACTTCTCGAAAGATATGAACCCACTCGCGGGGCCGCAATGGTATAAACGCGCCGAGGGTGTCCACGGTAAGACGTGGCTCAAGGTCGCACAGGGGGCGCTAGACAGTGGCAGAGGATAACGAGCTAGATATACTCGATCGGTTTATGGACGCGATCAGCGCGCATTGTGCACTGTTCAGCGAGCCGACCGAACCAGTGATCGAGGGCAACGAAGGAATCGGCGTTATGATGCTTCCGGTTGGTGACGAGATCGTCTACATGGACGGTGGTAGAAGCCGGGCTTACTCGTTTCAAATCATGGTCCGCAACGCGTTACAAACAGTCTCACTTTCAACAATTTTCTCGATCAGTAAGTACATTGATAATATGGATGTAGCGGACATCACGTCCGGCAACGGCAGTTTTGAGCTTGAATCTATCAATCTCGCGAATGCTCCGGCGGTTTTTAACGTTGACGAAACAGGCGTCACATACGCGATGACATATGAATTTATTCTTAATCTGCCGAAATCTTAAAGAAGGTGATAAAGCATGGCTTTTAAGCTGAACTATAAAAACAAGTTCGAACTCGAGACAAGTGGTATTGTCGACCCGGCCTTGATTACAACCGAAGCACCGGGAACTTGGGCCACACTCGCGGCAGGTATTCAGACCGCGACGCCTGCACCGGGCGATACAACCGATAACACGGCCTACTACAACGGCGGCGGCTTCGCAAGCACCGACGTAACGGGCAAGAACTACTCGATCGCATTCGCAGGCCATCGCGTCGAAGGCGATGCGGCTCAAGACTTTCTCGTCGATAAAGAGTTCGCAACCGGAGACGACGTCAAAACGCTTTTACGATGGACGAACCCGCAAGGCCGCGTAGCACTTGTACTTGTAACATGGTCCGCGATCCTGTCCCAAGGCGGCGACGCGAACGCGAAGCAGACCTTCTCGACTACGGCAAACTTCAACGGTGCGCCAACCGTCACACCGGACGCGGGATGATTCATTTATAACAGCAATACGACCCCTGAAAGGGGGTCACGATACATAGCAGGAAGGGAGATAAAAACGCTATGATAAATATTCAGCTACGAAGCACGAAAGAATCATTCGAGATTTTAGGCCATAAGTTCAACGCATATTTTTCCGATACGAGCCTCAAAAAGTTTTGGGACGAAGGATCGAAAGTTAATGAGTCGGACGAGGGGCTAGTCAAACGTCATGGAGGACTGAAACGGCTTGACGATCCGGAAAGTAAAATATCGTCAACCGAGGCCTACAGAGAGCTCGCGGCGGCGGCGCTAGACAGTATTCCAACGAACTGCGAGGCTTATAAAAAATTCTTCGATTCGGTTTTTGGGCAAGGCAAAGGCGAGGAAATTTACGAGTTATGCGGGCGGTCTACGCCAAATATGGGACGCGTTTTTGAGGTCGTTTGGCAATCCGTTATGAAGCACATGTATGCGCGAACCGAGACGCGCACGGAGCGCCGAGGAAAGAAATAAGTGTCCTTATTCACCGATCAATCGGACAATAAAATTAGTATCGTCGGAGTCGGACAATTTCGTCTTACACTTGCGTTCAATGTCGTTTTAAAATGGTTCGAAAAGAAAGACGAGGCGACAGACGACGAAGGGCCCGAGCTTATCGAGTGGGCTTATACGCATTTTATCGACGCGCCGCCCGAACTCGCTTACGAAGATGAACTTGAAATCGTCGTGGCGATTGTACGCGAACATATCGCGCCGGAGCCCGAGCAGGACCAAGACGACACGAACGACGGTGAGGACGACGAGCCCGAACCGAAATATTATGATTTTAACGAGGACGCGCCATTCATTTACGCGTCCTTTTTGCAAGACTACGGGATCGACCTCGTCGATCAAGTGGGGCGGCTCTCATGGAAACGATTCTCGGCGCTTCTCGAGGGCCTACGCGACGATACGAAGTTTAAGCAAGTTATTGCTATTCGAAAAATGCCTATACCCGATGGCAAAGATCCGGCTGAACTTGCTCGAGTAGTAGAACTTAAAGACATGTATCGACTGAAATGCGTGGAAAACGATACTTATGGGGACGACCTTCTAAGCAAGGCATTCGATAAGTTTTAAGGATGTGATGCACAATGGACGGCGCAGTAACGATTAAAGTCGACCTCGAGCAAAAAAATGTTAAGAGCGATGCAAAAGTTATCTCGGAAATTCTCGACGATATGGGGAAAGACGCAGGCGCAACGCTCGACGAGGCGATGAAAAAGAATCTCGCGAAGATGTCCGACGAGGTTAAGAAGAAACTCGAGGGCGCGAAAGGTGATTTCCAAAAGACACAGAAAATCATTAATGACGAGCTCAAAAAGCCGTTCGAGATGAAGACCGACCTTAAAGGCGACGACGTTGTCAAGGAGAAGGCCCACGGCTTGCGGCGTCTGCTCGGATCGTTGCCGAAAGTGTCAAAAATGACGCTATCCGCAACCGATAAGGCAAGCGCCGCAATTAAGGGCGTCGGACGCGCCGCGTCGGTAACGCACAAGTCTATGTCCGGATTGAAGTCGGTTATTGCGGGGACGTTGATCGCGGGCGCAATTACAAGCGGCGCACGTATCATTATCTCAAGCTTACACGAGGCGGCCGACGCCGGTGCGGAATACAATAAGACACAGCAGGTTATGGGCGCAACGTGGAACACGCTGACCGATAGCGCCGCTAAAGGCGGCAAAATGGTTAAGAGCATTAATGACATGTCGACCGCCTTCGGACAGTCGACGGACCTTGTCAACGAGCTCGATCAACAGTTTTATCACGTGTTCGACAATCAACCGCGCACCGAAAAACTGACGAAAGCCGTTTTGACTTTGGGCGATACGCTCGGCATGAGTGGCGAGGACTTGAATCGCTTGGGCCTTAACTTCACGCACATGCTTGGAAGTAGCTTACTTCAACTCGGCGATTTTAATATGATTACTGACCAATTACCAATGTTCGGTGAAAAGTTACTCGAGTACGAGCGCAAAGTTCAGAAAAACAGCCGCTTAACAATGGCACAATTGCGTAAGGAAATGAGCGCCGGAAAGATCAGCGCGCAAGACGCCGAAGCCGTCATGGAGCAACTCGGAGACAAGTATTCCAAAGCATCCGAAAACATGATGGCGACCATTCCGGGCATGGAGCGTATTGTAAGCTCGCGAATGCCTGCCTTAATCGGGGCGTTCGAAAAGCCGTTCATGAAAGCCCAGTCGGGGTTATTTTCCGGATTATCTAAGTGGGTAAGCGCGACACATACCGAGAAATTATTTACCGGCATGGGCGACGCCGCAAGCAAAGGCATGACGACGATCATTAATGCGTTCGGTAAAGTGTTCGGCGCGAAAGGCGTTACGAAGACAGCCGACAATGCGCTTGAGGGAATCACGAAAGGGATTACGCGGTTCAGCAATTTTATTGCGGATCATGCCGGAGACATCGTGAAGTTTTTCAATGCGGTTAAGGACAAGGGCGCGACGGCATTCGAATTTTTCGGCAACGTTTTGAAAATAACTTCGTCTTTACTCACGCCGATTATGAAAATGATCGCATCAGATCCGAAAGACTTCGCGGCGCTTGCAACGGGGATCTATGTCGTCGTTAAGGCTTTTAAAGCGATGCAAGTGATTACGGCCTTACTCGGCATTACGATGGATGCAACACCAATCGGGTGGATCATTACGGCGGTCGGCCTGCTCGCGATCGGCGCGGCCGAGCTTATTATTCACTGGAAATCTGTCAAGAAATTTTTCTCGGGCTTATGGCCTTGGATGAAAAGCGCGGCGCATAGTGCGGGTAACGCGATCGTCAAGGGATGGAATGCGACAACGTCACAATTCACGAGCCGGAGTTCATGGTTGAATAAGCACACGCACGGCGCATTCTCAACGATGTTCAAAGGCATGAAAACAGTCGCAAAAGATGGCTATGCAGTGCTGAAAGATCAACAGCAAACTTGGAACGATATTTTTCATGGCCGTTGGTCCAAAGTCGGAAAAGATGTTCAAAAAACAGCTCGCGACTATTGGAAAGCTATCAAGTCGTACTTTCACGCCGGGTATTCAGTTCTGAATGACCTCACAGGCGGGCGACTCGAGGCGATGCGAAAGACTATTTCCCGATGGGGCTCGCGTACAATCTCATGGTTTAAAAGCCTGCCGCACAAGTGGGCCGACGGTATCCGTTCCGGATATTCCGGTATGGTGAACGCCGCTGAACATATGGCGAATGGTCTTATAAGTGGGATCGCAAAGGGTATAAACGGCGTCGGCAGTGGCGTCAATTGGATACTTGGCAAGTTTCATGTCTCGGATAAGTTTCGCGTACCGACGTTTCATCCGCATTATTACGCGGCCGGCGGCCGCGCGCTTGGTCCGTCGATCGTCGGCGAACGCGGCAAGCACGAATTAATCAAGCACGCCGATGGGCATATCGAAATGTCTCCGGCACGCGCAACGCTCTATAACTTCCGGCAACCGGTCGACATTCTCGGCGGCGATAAGACGGAACAACTCATGGACGGCGCGCCGAAATATGGCATAGGCACATGGCTCGGCGAAGCGGCCGACTTCGTCAAGGGTGGCTTTAGCGCGATCGCAAGCGGCGGCGAGGCTTTTTGGAACGCGGTCACACATCCGAAACAGCTCGTTATGACCGCGATTGACAAATTCACCGACATGGGCAAAGTCGCAGGCTTGCCGCTATCTGTAGCGGAAGGCGGCGTCAAAACCGTCGCCTCCGGTGCGGTGGATTACGTTAAGAAAATGTTTACAACGGTCAATCCGGGCGGCTCCGGCGCCGAGCGGTGGCGGCCATTCGTTATTCGTGCGCTTGGCATGAACGGACTTTCGACAAGCACTGCTATGGTCGACAAAGTTCTGCGACAAATCGGCTCGGAATCGGGCGGCAATCCAGCTGCCGTTCAGCATGGATATACAGATGTGAACACGATCAGTGGCGACCTTGCTAAAGGTCTAATGCAGACGATCAGCGCGACATTCAACGCGTACAAGTTCCCGGGCTTCGGAAATATCTTCAACGGCTTCGACAACATCCTTGCCGCGTTGAATTATGCGAAGCATCGCTATGGTAAGAACCTGTCAGCACTTGGCAATGGCCACGGTTACGCGAACGGAACGAACAATAGCGCCGGAGGCGACGTAACGGTCGGCGAGATCGAACCGGAAGTAATTACAACGGCCGACGGTCAGACGCATATCGTTTCACGCCCGACGCGCTTCTCGAATTTCCCCTCGGGTAGTAAAGTCATTCCAATGTCGAAGATCCGGAAACTCGGAGACGGAACGACAGCTCGCACAGCGTCGTTCTTGAATAGTTTATCGAGTCCGAGTGTAAATGTTCCGCTTACGTCGCAAATGCCGACCACGGACGGCGTACGAGCTCAAAATAGCAAAATTGAGGTCAATATTGCGCCGCAAGTCGTGCAAGTTGTCGCAGACGGCAAAGTCATCGCGCAAACAGTCGTGAAATGGCAAAAGAAAGATCAGCGGATTAAAAATCTCGCTAAAGGGGTGACTATAGCATGACGGCAGTCGTATCAGCAAGCGAGTTCGGTTTTACATTCGCAAGTGTACATTCGCGCGATTTCAACCTGCGCGTTGTTGAAATTCATCGCAATATCTCTCCGGGCCTCTCGGAGAGTGTACAGAACGTGCCGGGGAAACTCGGCGACATCTATCAAGGAACGGATATTCAATCCGCCGTGTATGCGATTGACGTTAAATTAATCGCGGACTCGCACGAACAGCGCGTGGCGCTGATTCATCAAATTTCACAATGGCTCGCGCCTCTATCAGATGGCGAGTTTCCGCTCATTTTTGACGACGAGCCGGACTATACCTATTACGCACATGTGCAAAGCACCGGGGAACTAACTCGGTCGCTTTACAACGGAACCGGGACGATCACATTTTCCTGCTCCGATCCGCGCGGTTTCGGTGAGCAAGTAAGTCTTGCCGCGACAAATAATCCGGCGACACTTGAGATTGACGGCGTGGATCAAACCTACCCGATTCTTACTTGTGTCCCACATAAAGACGTGACTAAG